TTCTTCTATAATTCCTTCAAGGTCTATTTTAGTTGTATATCTAAAATTCTTATACTTTGTTAAAGTTTCTTTATATATAACACCGTCATTACCAAATAAATTTGTACTAGAATATTTTCCTGTACTATCTAATAAATCAAAGTAACGTGAAATACCACTTGATGCTCTATTAACACTTTTAACTTTAACAATTTCTTGACTAATTCTTAAAGGTGCAACTTGATAATCTTCACCAGTAACCATTCTATTTTGTGTATAATACGTTGCAGGTGCATTTTCACGAATGCTTGAATTTGATTCTGTAGTACTTGCATTATCTATAGTATATTTCAACGATAAAGTAATATTAAGTGTTTCTTGATTTCCAACTGCTGACGTATAAGGAATTGCTACTCCAATTGACGCCATGTCTGCTGGAATAATATCATATGCTTGGTTAATACTTGATCTATAATAAACTCTAAAATCGCCCTTAGGTAGATTTCCAAACGTACCATCTGAAAAAATTAAATTAATTTTATCTTGTGCTTGGGTAAGAACAGCATAAATGTTTCTAAGATTTTTACGGAGACTATTATAAACAATATTATTTCCTTCAACTGCATCAACTTTAGTCCATAATTCAGATTCAGCACCAATTGAATTTAATTTATAAAGCCAAACATCTGTATTATTAATATTAGTAGCATCAATGGCAATAGTTTGATTAGTACTAGGAGTATTAACTGAAAATGATCCTTGATCTAATGTACCTTGTCTAAAATGACAAAAGTAACCACTATTAGTACTTCCAGGACCACGACCGTCATCTTTATATAAAAATGCTAAACTATTTCCTGGTAAAGGTGGCTCTTCAGATATAACTCCACTAATAACATCTGCTGAAACTATTTGGAACTGAAGATTTCTTCCATCAATATTTTTACTGTAACTAAACACAGGAACATCTGTATTACTTGCTCTATATCTATATTGATATGTTGGTATACCTTCTACTGTATCTTTTTTTACTGGGCGGCCTATTTTTGAATTTACTGGTAATGCCGCATTAAGAACTTTTTCAAATTGTTCACGCCAGTCTGGATTAGCTGGATCATTCCAAACAATAGTTTGGGTAGCTAAATTAGTACCATTTGAATCTACTACTTCCTCAGTAGTTGATACTGCTTCAAATTTTATTAATCCATTAGCACATTGATTACGCTTTGGATTATATGACAATAATCTTGCTAAACGTAATACTGATTCTCTACGTTCTGCTAATTCTAAAAAGTTTTCTCTGGAATTAAGGTCGATACGATAAGAAATATTTTGCCCTAAAAATGCAATAAGATCAATTAATGCTAGATATTCACTAGAATCAATATAATCATTAAAATCTTCAGGATAATTCTCACGTATATAAGCAATCATAGTACGACGTAGACCATCAAAATCGTACGATCTAAAGTCTGCATTTCTAAATGTTTGATATACACGCTTCCAGTCTTCTGCAAGAAGCAATCTATTTTGTCTATTTGTTACTGACATAGTTTTTCCTTATTAATACTATTTATTTGAATCCGTTAACCACATACTTAACCCGATGCTTCATCGAACTTTAATCTCAGTTGTTCTGAAATATTATAAGGTAGATACGTTAAATTACAATCAATTATGATACCAGATTCATACTGATCAATAACAATACTATCTACATTTACTCTTGGATCTCCATTAACAATCTCAGTAACATTTTGAGCTATAACTTGTTGTAGCTGTTCTGTTAATGGTTCATGAATAACGTCCCAAATAATTGTCCCAAACTCTGGATTTTCTAACTTTTCACCCTGTCGTATATGAAAGTTATTTAAAATATCTTGTTTAATTAATGCAACATCATATAAAATATTACTTTTATTAGCTGGATCAATAGTACTTAACCCACGATACGCCTTGCTCGGAGGAATCGACTGTTGACCTTTTGCAGTAGTTACCCTTATTTGTTTATATAAATCTCTATCTGATATACTCATAACTTACCTTACTTTTTTGCTTCCTTTTTAAATGGATCTGCTGTAGCTACAAATTCAAGATCATTTTTAACTGTTATTAAATTATCTCTATCTGTTGTTACAATTTTAAATGCTCCAGGATTCATATTCTCATGCTGATTCCAAGGTTCATGCATTGGAGCTCTTTGTGATAATGTTCCTAACGCATTATTTGTTGGGAATCCAGGCAAAATGTGTTTATTAAGAGCTGAAACGATTTTAGCACCTGACGCCATAGGACCATTCATATGAATTGGGTCAGCAGTTTCAAAATGACCGCCACCTGACTTAATATGTGAGCCTCCTCCTGATGTAATTATTGTTTCACCATTTGTTTTATACTCAGTACTACCTATTGTAGTAACCCATTGATTGCCTCCGATTAAACATTTAAAATCATTAAATGTTTCGATTTGAATATTACCTCTACGTAATTTAATTTCGCCATCTTCACCTAATCCAGTATATGATCCACTTGCTTTAAAATCTATATTAGCTCCTGCTTCAACAGTAATATTTCTATCAGCTGTTAAATTTAAATCATTTTCAGTATGAAAACTCATACTATCTTTTGCATAAACATCTATTTTTCCATCTGATGTTAATTCGAGCCAAGCTGTTCCTTTCGAATTAGCAATATAAATTAAATCTTCTGTATTATGTAATAAGACTTGGTGCCCAGTTCTTGTTCTTAATCTAACTAATTCGTTATGTGGTAATTCGCGTGATCCATCTGTTTCGTTAAGTTGTATATTAGCATACTCTGGTGGACCGTCACTTGCTGACGTTTTTCTTAAAAGTTTATCATTACCATCATCCATTACAAAAGATGTGCCACCTAGTCTACTGCGAGGAGCACTAACTTGTGAATCTTTAAGACCAATTAGTCCTTTTGGGGCTCCTGGTGTTTTATCAAGTGGACCTGGTGAACTAACTCCAAAGACTGCACTAGGTATTTCTCGTCTAGCACTTGAAGTTGTTGTACCCCTAAACTCATCTATATAACTACTATCTTCTGTACCAGTAGCAAGTCCTTGAACTATTAATTGATCAAGAAATCTTTTTTGATATGGTTTTAAAAATTTAGTAGGATCGTGTTTTGTTCCTGTTTCAATTGCTTTATTATACTCAGCTACTGGAATTTTTTTATCTTTAAAGTATTCTGGTGTACTGTCAGTTGTAATTGACGTTGATGCTTGATCTGGCATAGCAAAATTCATATATTGGTCTTGTACACATCCTATCCAGTAACATTGATTAGGATTACCTTCTACAAAAATTACTAAAACTGTAGTTCCAACATCTGGTGGAATCATCCACCAGCCATAACTTTGTTGACTATATCTATAATCATCATTTTTAGTTACTGAATCAATATTTGTTTGTCCAGCAAAAGGAGACAAATATTTTGCTTGAAACGTTTGTCCTGGGGTGCTTGGATCATTACCTGATGTAGTTTTTTTTTGTATCTCTACTTCTAACGCACCCATAAAGTGGGGATCGGCATGACTAACAACTATTGCCTCATAAGGACCTGGATTAGGTCGTTGAGCTACATCTTTAGATATCTTATCAAGTAAAGTGTTTAAAGGAGATGGCATTTTTCTATACCCCTATACTCACGCCATCAAATGAACCAGTGGAGCCACCGGTGAATCCGCCAACCGGGTTATTAATATCAGCATGAATGTTCCTAGGTACAGTAAGTTTACCTGAATCAGCATTTTTGTCAGGTTTCTTAACGTTTGTTGCTTGGGCTGACTGATTTCGTTCTCTAAGAAGTTCAAGTGTTTGTTCAAATCTACCATTAGTAAATTCTGACGTAACATTATAGAGTCTATATATTCCGCTAAACTTTTCTAATTCAGCAGTATTCTTAGTCTCATTATCTTGAGTAATTACAAATTCTGCTACACCGGAACGACCTATATCTATCGGAGTTCTAAAACCAATATGAATATAAACCATTTTTGTTTTATATACCATCATACCGCGAGGATCAATCATTGCTTTTCCGCCTTTGCCTGCTCCAACACTACTATAATTTCCTACGCCACTATCACTAATAAAATAAGGGTCTCCCCAAATTTTTAAAGTAAGACTTATTAGATCAACAGTAGCATTTATTAATGCATTATGAAACGTTCTAGCAATATCTTCTTTTTGATTTCCTGGAACACCTCGCATACCACTACCAAAGTTTCGCAATGGAACACTTCCTACTGATGATATTGCTCCTTGAACATTACCATCAGAACCGTCTTTTAGTTGTTCTGGTTGGTCGTTGTCTTTCTGATTGCTCACTGTAGCTTTTTGACTCGTTCGTTTAACATCAGCCTGATTGTCTCCTAGATCTGGAGATACTGGCGCTAAAAATCTAGTTGTTAGTTGTAAATCTAAATCTAAAATATCTTTATTTTGTCCTGTATAGATATATTCATAATACTTAACAATCTGATTTTTAATCTCGTCTTCACCATGCATTAGTTCAGTTGGTTTTTCTATTAATGACATATTAACATCATAAGGAATAACTCTAAAAACATATAACTTTGGTGGTTTACCTCGTTGTGCTTCTGCGGCTTTTAACGGAATATTAAAAACCTGTGTTTCTATTCTAAACCATTGTTTAGCACCAGACGGCTTAACTGCTTGTTCTAATAATCCTCGACCAAATTTACTAATTAATACTACTTCTTCAATAATTTTATTAAATTTAGTACCTGCGGCAAATTTAAGTTGGTTAGTAGCTTTAGAAATCTGGACTGCTGACGTAACAAAACAATCTTTTTCTACACTATATATTAATCCTGTAGGATTTGCTTCTTGGTCACCTTCTTGTAAATCAGAAAACTTAATAGTTGCTTTACCAATATTATTAACATTAGATTGTGTTACTGTATCAGATTTTAATGCCTCACTTAAACGATTTCGTTTAAGGGATATTCCTAAGATTTTTTTAGCCCAATCTTCAAATGAAAAATCATCTACTTTAGTAAGAGTTTCTCTTAATTGATCATGATTTGTTTTACCTTTGACAAATATATCCTTGCCGGATCCTTCATTAATATCTCGTTCAGTGACTACTGCTTTATCTAATTTTTTACCAGACTCTTGATTTTGAGCTGTTCCTTTTGTTTCTTCTTTAGTAGGAAACAAAACTATGTATTCATCAGCAAATGCTCGTTTATCTTCTTTTTCTTTCTTTAATAAATTTGAATTAAGAACTGTTGTTAAACTTGTTGGACTAGACTGTAAAAGTTCTTCAACAGTCTTTCCAGAAATTGCTATATCAATTGGAATCTGTTGTACAGCGTCTGTTAATGCTGTGGCGTTATAAGCTATTGCCTGACATTCATATTCTGTACCTCTAGCAGTTATAGACATATCAGCCTGAAAAATCGAAATAGGTAAATGTCTTCCCGACTCACCAGCCATTTGTGAGAGTCGTGTAACTGTACCAACATCATGGAAAAGGTTATCCTTATCAGGTTCTTGAAGATATCCAACCCAATCTAGTGAAATCATAAATGGAGCCTGAACATAATTACTATGTCCTGCTTCCCTGGCGCCTATTTCTAATGCTTCTAAAAATTGTCCCATACTATATGGTTCAACAATTTTAAAAGTCATCTGATGATAAGCTACTGTTCTTGAGCCTTCATTAGGATTAACAACCGACTGGATGTTTAAGTCTTCCAGGAAATATTCTGTTCTACCATGCTTCCCTTCCATACTTGTTGTAATTTTTTCTTTGCCTAGAGCATTACTGCCGCCACCAGACTTAAGAATTACAATTTTTGCACCTCCGTTTAGCATATAGGTATTATCTGGATCTGCTAATTCTTCATTTGTTAAACAACCTAAAGTAATAACATAGTTGGCACTAACAAATTTTTCTAATGGATTTGTTCTAGGTCGTACTGCCGTCACTACTACATCTCTTAACTCTTCGCCTTCATGTGGGTTTGCTGTCTCTACAGGGTCTTTTTCTGATTTTAAAGGCTTTGACATCTCTAATGTTATTGATCCATCTATTCCTTCGACAACTTTGCCTGCAGAATCTAAAGCCTTATTTGCTTCTTCTTTTAAATTCCCAGCAAGGTTATTAAATTCTCCAGTAACTGCTGTAATTGTTTTGTCTATGTGTGGCGATATATTATTTTTTAATGACTCTAAAGATGCTGTGGCAGAATTTTTAAAGTCTGCAATTTGATCAACACCTCCATTTGCAAAAGAATTTTCAGCTGTCGCTATAAAGTTGTCTGCGTTTTGTCTAAGAACACTAATATTAGTTGACTGCAAAAAAGCCGATGATAGGCCAGCATCTTTAACGAGATTACTGCCTTTTGGTAGGACTTTTTTAAATAAGGCTTCTGAGTTAAACATAATATTATCCTAATTGCGATTTAACAGCGGCGGCATTGGGTAAACGTATTTCAAGACCAGCTTCAAAATCATAAATTGGGTCTTCTATAACATCCATATTACGTTGTGCAAATATCCACCATAATTTTGGAGTATCATATAAATCATAAGCAAGTAAATCTGGTCTATGATTATATTGTGCACCTATAACATAAGGTACATCATCAGAAGATGCTGGTACTGGTTTAATTTGAAAATATCCTAATGATAATCCATTATCAATATATCCTGTACTTTTCCACGGTCCGCCAGCCATTAAATAAATCCTCCTGTATTATTACCAACATATCCACCGTTAACAAACTTTTCAAGGCTGAATGATTCAACTGCCGTTCTGCTGTAAATGGGTTGCACAGTTACTGAAAATAAACTTTGTGCAGGTGCCCAACTAACTTTTGTGTTTCTTGGATCTTGCGGCGTA